ATGAATACCCTTTTGTCCGACGATAAAGACTTCATGGACTATTTGACCTCTGCAAGCAGAAAGATTAAACGCAGGCAAAAAGAGAGCGAGAAAGAGGATGATATATCGGTAGATGGTATCAGTGAGGAAGATATTGCTTCCGAGCTATCAAAAGAAAACCAACTTCGTAAACTTATCGCTGCCCGTAAGAAATATGACGGGAAAGAGGGATGCAAGGAATGGATAGACCTTACTAAAATGATAGCAGACATTACGCAAATCAAAAAGGACGAAATAAAGGAAGAGGACACCACTGTGCATTTCTATCTGCCACTTTCATGCAATAATTGCTCCTTGTATCTTGCCGCTAAAAAGAAAGCCGGTGGATAATTCCCGGCTTTATTATATTTCTATTTATTCCTATTGGCTTCAAGAATAGGTAGATTTGTTTCTGTTGGTATATATATTACAGTTTTGTCATTAAGATTGGCTTGCTGGCGTACCCATAAGTATTGGATGTATGTAGGGGTTATGCTCCCATTTTCTATTTTAATAGCTTCTGCTGCCCCTTTAGCTCGTTCTATTTCTGCTTGGGCATTTAGTTTTTCAGCCTCTAAGTTGGCTTTTGCTTCTTCAATTTTTATTTTGCGGTTTTGTTCTGCTTTAGCAAATTCAGCCTTACCAGACATCTCTTGTTCCCAAACATTATAATATGGCAATGCAATAAAGCATCCAATAGTCAATAATATAAATGCGATAATTGGTAAAATAACAAACTTTTTCATAATGTCTAAATGTTAATATGGTTTATTTATCAGTTTCTTTCTCCATTTTCTTATTCATAAGTTTACCTCCAGTTCTTTCCCGGTCAAATCGAAATATATGTTTTGAAGCTGATGAAGGTATTTCACCTCTACATTACAGATTTGGCATCTATTTTCGATGTCATTAATAGATAGAATGTATTTCTTTAGTCCGCAAATCATAATGTTCATTTTGAATTTACCATTACGATAAGCATATCGGACAAAGCAAGCATCGTCACATTCATTCATTCCGCACTTCACTAACAATTCTTCCGTAAGAGGAATTGGTTGTAAATCCTCAACAACCCCATATAAGAAACTCTCGTTACAGTCTATGTCGTTTTCAGTGCAGTAAAGCCCATCTTCTTTTTTATATATTTCACCAACCCTGAAATTTTCACAATCAGAAGTTTTAAAGACATTACCAATCCTTAATTCCCTAACATCAATCATAATAACTATAATTTTAAAGTTTAACTGTCAGTTTTACCATGTATTTGAAATCTTTCTTAATCTTCACTTTCAGGGCTTTTACCTTTCTTATCTTGTTCGTCTTTTCCCATTTCTTTTTTCATTTCATACATCTGCCTTTCCTCTTCAATAATCTTAGCGTCTTCTTCGTCAGATATAGGCTTAGAATCCGCACGGTCAAGGGCGCTCCCGATTGCCTTTAATACATCCACATGTAGCCCTACATCAATGCAGTTAGCCACATACTGGACGTTGCGCACTATAAGCATTGGCAGATTGTCGACCTTATCTTCCATAGGAGTATTATCCAGCAACATAAACATCATGCTTCCCGCCCCATATTCAACGGAGAAATCTCCGCTTACTGTTGATACCTTAATAAAAGGCAAATCACCTTTCTTGTACTTGACAAAGGTCATGTTTCCGATTTGCGTCTTTCCGAAATCCATAGTTTATAATATTTAATTAAGTAAATCTTTTAATCTTCATTCAAGAAATCATCGTCCGAATATTCCCAGCCTTCAAACAGCCCTGTCTTTGCCTCTTCCGCAATATTGGGAACGTGTCTCATGAAGTTATTTACAATATCCTCGTTGCCACACCACAGCGTATAGACATTGCTGTATCCCTTATCTGCACGTTTTTCCCGTACGTATCCGAGTGAAAGCATGTCAATGCCCAACTTCCTTTGCGAAACCGGGATGACCCCGTTCTTTTTACAAAACCGTTCATAGTTCTTGTATATATCCGAGGATGTCAGCTCTATGGAACCGCTCCCTTCAAATTCTTCCGGCTGGCACTCTTTATATTTGAAATATTCCGAAATACTCCCGTCCACAAGTTTCCCATCCTTTCCCGTAACGCTCGACCGTATCCGTTCCAGTTTCAAATCAATCTTCCCGCCCAAGTTCTCAGGCATCCGCCAATTGTTCTTTTTAAGTTCGCACAGCCCTTTCACAATCCAAGCCATTATACCGGCATGTTCCGCTTTCATTCTTTCTGCGAGCATGGTGTCTCTCTTTTCCACCGGTATTGTCTTGTCAAAGTTCAGCACCAGGGCGCGGCGCTGCATACTCTCGTCGTCAGGATCGTCACGGTTCAGGAAATCTTTCGGCTGCCAACGGTAATTGGAGTTGCACAGCATAATAGGAGGTCTCTGCATCATTGTGATATTCCCGCCTATTCCCCGGCAGGCAATCGGCTCTCCGCTGGATATTGCCTTGATGATGCTCATGTCCTTGAAATCACCCCGGTTGCTTTCCGTACAGTACATAAGCCTTTTCCTTGACATAGAGTAGGCGGCACGCAGCTGCTCATCCCCACCTCTTGCAAACTGGCTCATCTTTATGTTTAGTATTTCATCCTCTCCAAACATATCCTTTAGAACCCGGTAAATAACACTTTTACCGTTTGCACCAGTACCTTGCAATATAAGGAAATATTCAAAGCTTATATTTTTCCTATTGACAAGGCAAGCACCGAGGAACATCTGCAATATCCTGCGCTTGTGCTTTTCCGGCAATACGCCATCCAGCTCTTCCGTAGGTATCCAGCTTTCTCCAAGAAAGCTTCTCCAGGTAGGACAATTAAAAATCTCCTTGCGGTCATACTTAAACGGATACATCTTTACGCAGTCAAACTTCGGAGAGTGTGGGTAAGTCTTTAAAGTATTCATGTCAACCACGCAATTAGTAAAGCACATAATGCTAAGGTCGGGTTGCAGCTCATGGTCTCTAATGACATTTATTATCCGGTTCATGTAAGAATACATAATCTTATTAGTTCGGTCACGGGCGGCAACACCCATTTTCTCAAGCCACCTGTCTACGGCATCATAGAGCACATTGTAGTCCATGTACTCGTATATCTTTCCCGTAAAAACATACAGCGGAACACGGTAATCGGCAATGTCTTTCGTTACAACACCATACCCCTCCCGGAACAACTCCTCAAGACGCCTGCCGTATCTGTCTGTACGTTCCGGATTGCTTGTAACCAAAGATATATCCCTGAATGTAGAGGCATATTCGTCGCAATGTTGCGACAGCAGACCGAGCACATAATCCTTTAATTCCCTTCTATTCATTGTAAGTCGCTCATTTTGTGTTTAAAAGAACATAACGCATGCTCCTATAGGCGCATTTTATGAAAATAACCTTTTTTCTTTTATCTGTAAAGGCTAAATACATATATCTATGTTCTTTATCTTCATTATGCAAATATACAACTATCTGATTATAAAACAAGTAAATTTTCTAATTAATATGCGTTAAAACATAGAAGATTACCCAATAATCGTCCATATAGTGCAAAAATGTAAAAATACAATGGTTGACTTGTTGTAAAATATCATTACAAATTGGTAGAAAATGGAGAAAATAAAAAATTTTTAGGCGAGGTGACTACGCCGATTTCCTTACAAAAATAAAGGGGTGGGGGTGGCTCTTTGCAGGGTGTTTGCAATGTATTTTGTTGTATAATAGCGGTTTGCGGTTTGCATTATACATATAATATAAAGTTTGCGTTTATTTACATTGTTGTTGCTCGCCAGTCCTGGACATAAAGTAAAGGCTATCACGGCGCAGCCAAAGACACCCAATATCATTAATAAATAAAATCAATGTTGCATATCTGTGTCATAGATAATATCTATTAATCATTGTGCTTTGTTAGCGTCCTATGCTTATTCACGTTGTCTATATATTACATTATTAATATAGATTATTTCTACTGCATTTAAAGTGTTTATTATGCTTGTTGTGGTATTATATATTTACATATTCTTATGGATGTGTTTTATGTTATAAGTATTTGATATATAGCATATTGCATTATGCTTATTGCATGTTTTATAATATGATTATTTTATGAAAATATTTTGCAATATTCTTTGCTATTTACTAAATAATTCGTATCTTTGTAATGTAAGAAAGAGATAGATATAAGGTCTTGTTCTTACAGGCGTGTTATTAAGTGTTGGAATAAAAAAGAGAGCCTTAACACGGCAATGTTAAGACCCTCGTAGGTTGGGAATACTTAAAGAAGTACCCTCCGTATCTGGAGCAAAGGTACTTTCAAATTTCTTTTCCTGCAAATATTCTTCAAATTAATTTCGTTGGCTTATTGATAATGATGTGATATGCAGCTATCAGGCAGATAGTGCATATAGGCTGTTATCAGGCTATTAATCACGCTATAAGGTTGAATTTTAGCAATTTAAATTATAACATTATGAAAAAAGGGAACTTACCTACACAGGAATACGAATTAATTAACGTGTGTATGCAAACAGTAGAAAATGGCACTCCATTAACGTGTGATGATTGCGGGCGTACAATCTTCAACATCGCTACTATCAAAGGCAAAAGCGATGGCAAAATATATAATGTTGGTTTGTCGTGCGTTAAAAAGCTGCTTAATAAATCAATCTACTTCGATTTAGAAACCGGGTGGGAATTTGAACGACAAGAAAACGAATGGAAGCAAGCAATGAATAATTTAAAGTGGCTTAAAAAGCATTCAGAAAAAGACTTGTACGAATTTTCCGTATACAAATACGATAACGGTAAAGAATTTTGTATTAACCTAACTTTCAAAAAAGATTTTGGAGGATATAAAAAAGGATGGTCTGGAGGATATACGGCTGCCATGGCATTGAATAAGCTTCCTTTGTTCTCAGAATTTATCAAAGCGTGAAACGTACAAGCGTTGCACCCGGTGCAAGTTCCGGGACACGCACAAATTAATAACATAAAAACTTATCATTATGAAGTCAACGCACATTCTAACGGAAAAGTACGACACACGCCGCAAGCTTGCCAACAGGGTATTAAAAGCAATGAACGACATAACAGATTGTGATAACGGAACTATCAGGCACCCGTATGAACTTGCAAGCTCTGTGTTAAAGGACGGGCGTACGCTAATAGAGACCATTTACGAAGACGGTGAAGTAATGTATAATGATGGCTGGTATGTTGTTGAAGTAGATGAATATTGTATGTACGTTGATGTTACGGGAATCGCCCTCAATGAAATGGGAATTACTGATTATGAAAGCGTATCAGATTTTGAAGATGAAGGAAATGAAGAGATAAAGGAGGATAAAGATATGAAAGCAATGAATTTCTACACCGCAAACGGTTGGGCAGGTTCAAACTATGACAGCAAGTTAAGTACAAAGGAAATCGCCGCAAAGGTCAGGGCTTTTGCAAAGAAGAATTTCCCGGGCTTTAAATTCTCTGTACGTTCTGAATGGAGCATGTACACGGATTCAATGTACATTGAACTGAAAGAAGGCACTTGCATTCCTTTCGTTGAAGGTTCAAGAAGTGCAGAACGTGGCTATATGTCCACGATGAGTACCGTAAAGGGATGGGAAGATGAGTTAACGCCGGAAATGTTCAAAGTGCTGGACGCTGTTACGACTTATGCAAGTTCTTTCCGTTATGACGATTCGGACGGTATGCAAGACTATTTCGATACTAATTTCTACCTGAAAATCAGAGTGAGCGATGAATATAAGGTTGTAGAGCCGAAAGCGAAGAAAAGCAGCGTTAAGGCTGAAAAGGTTGAGGAAGCCAAAGAAGTGGAAGCCGTGACGGTTGAAGGTCTGGAAATCGTGGACTATTCAGAAAAGGCGGTTGCTGTGTTTGGCGATACGAAGGCTATAAAAGAGCACTTAAAGGAACTGGGCGGACGGTTTAACCCTTCTTTAAATTATAACGGAGAAAAGCGCGCCGGCTGGATATTCAGCAAGAAACAAGCGGACAAGGTGAAAGAACTTATAACGCCTACAGAATTGCCGGTGCTTCCTGAAGAAATATATATCCCGGAACTTGCGGAGGAAACGGGACCGTTTGAAAATATCCATTTAATCGAAACGGACAACTTTAACGGCGTGCGCTATTATGATATTGAAGGTGCGGGAATCATGACCAGTGCGAAAGTACGTGCAGATATACAGCCGGGCGATGTTTTCAATGTATATACGGATGGAGAACGTAAGTTTCGCGTAACCTATGACGGTGTGAGCGTGAAAAGCAGCTTAAAAAAAGATTTACCCGGTATAATTGAGTTTAACGACAAGATAGAATCGGGCACGCTTAGCGCCTCATCACATTACACCCCGCTTGCGGAGGGTGTGGAATTTTACGAGAAGAAAGTAAAAGGAAAGCGTTACACCGTAAAGGATAAGCCGTTAACACCTGGATATTATGGCGTATTAGATAATTTGGACAACTGTATAATAGAATGCTATCCGACTAAGAAAGAAGCCGATAAAGAGGCGGAAATACTTAACACGCATATAGGCGAAAACGGACGGTTAAGAAGTATTATATAATTAAATAGGAGGATGTAATATGAAGGTTAACGATATTGTTATAAATGAGCGAGAATTACTTAATACAAAAATATATAATCCGGAATTTGATAGTATCAAAAGTATTCCGTGTACAATGGTGTTGCGGTTGATGGATACAGAGGAATACGGGTGCGACTATTGCGGGGCCTTGAATTTGGTTTTAGAACTGTTCCCGGAAATCGACCGGGCGGAGCTTGAAAAAGAGTTAGACCAGTTCGTATAAATGTATGTTAGGTATTATGTTATTGTTATTCGGTGCCGTGTTGTTTGTCAGCGGCACCGATATAGAGAGAATCAAGGAATTTATAAACGATGAATCAGATAAATTTTAAGGATATGGAAGCAAAACACACTTTTCAAATAGAATCAACCGTAATAGATGCCACAATTTCAGAAGTTGAGAAAGTAGTACAATTTGGGCAAAGAATAAAGGCAAAAGCCTAACCGTATTAATTTACATGGGTAACAAGTGGCAATTATACAAGGTTTTTACGGCTTAATAGTTGCAATTATTCCGGCGTGGAGGACAGCAAGCGGAGCGACACCGCCGCCGGGAACTATTTACTAACTTAAAAACAAATATTATGACACAAAAAGAAGCATTAAAGCAATTACAAGCATATTGCACGGCAAATGGTTTTACTCTCAGTCCATCAAGTTTGCCAAAACAGACATACGCTATAATATTAGCGGATGGAGATGCGGGGGAAATAACGACGCGTTACCCAAATGACAAGATAAGCGGATATTATACCGCAAAAGAGTTGCTAATATGGATTGATGGGTATCATAAAGGATTGCAAAGTAAATAATTATCAATATTAAAATAAAAAAATCATGCAAACAATTATAGTAACAGTAAACCAGCAGGGCGAAAAAACAGCCCTGCAAATAGATGACAAGGTAATAGCAACCATAGCAAAGGATAGTTTCAATAAAGGGCGTTATTGCGGCTCTTTCGGAGCTTTCGGTTGTTGCAATAACAGCCGTTACCCTGATGCAGTGGAATTTATATCGGGGTGCATAGAAAATCACTTTGCCGGTTTTGGTTTGAATGTGGTATTTGAATAAATTTATAGCCAAAACGAATTTAATATAAGGAGGAAATAATATGTATTTAGGTTTTATTCTTTGGGCAATTGTCCTGATAGTGATATTATGGAACATCAGCCCGGCGCTGGTTATTACGTCGGCTTTGATAGGAATCGCTATGGCGATAGGGAAAACAAAAGACAATAAATCAGGTGAATAATATGGAGACTTTAAAGGAAGTGTTTTTGAAGAAATACCCGCAATACGGAAAGGTGTTGCGGGTGTATGAAGAGGTTAACGAAGTGGAATGTACATTCGACAGCATAACAAAACCGAGGTTGTACAACTTTGTTCAGGCTCTTAATGAAAGGGTGGCCACCAATAGCGCTAAAACCTATTGCGCTATGCTTAAATCAATTCTTAACCTGTACAGCGATATGTATTCTTTTCCAAAAGGTTTTGAGGCTATATTGACCTTAAAAAAGGACGCTACGCAAAGTACGTGGCTAACGGACGACGAGATAAAAACGTTATTGGCGTATAATCCTATTAATGAAACGGAACGCGCTGTAAAAAACTGCTTTTTGCTCGGTTGCCTTACAGGCGCCAGACATTCGGATTATATAGAATTTACAGAGGACAACATAGTAGACGGAAGACTGATATATGTTTCACGGAAAACCAAGATTAAAGCGGAGATACCGGCGGCTCCTGCTGTGCTCCGGATATTGAAAGAAAACCGGGAATACGGTATCAATGAACGAAAGGTTTCGGATGTAACCTTTAACGACACAATAAGAAGTATATGCCGGCGATGCGGGATAAACAAGCGTATAAAGCTGTACCAGGCGGGCGAATATATAACCGGTGAAAAGTGGGAATTTATTTCTTCGCATTCCGCCCGGAAGTCTTGCGCAACCAACTTATATTTAAGAGGTGCAGACTTGTATTCTATCAGCCGGATGTTAGGACACTCCAGTGTAACAATGACCGAAACGTATATATGCTGCGGGCTGCGTGAATTATCAGATAAAATAATGGGATATTTCAACGGGTTTAAATAGATTTGCACCTGATTTTATATATACATAAATATTTTATGGCACAAGAAAGTAAATACGCATACGACGAAGATAGTGTAAAGGCTATTGTTCATTGGGCTTTAACGGCTCAACTGCCCACTCAAATAGAGTTAAGCGAATCGGAGAATATATTCGATGTCAAGAAATACGTACAGGCGAATATACACGATATAAACCAGCATTTCCCCGACCCGTTTTATAACCCGTCAATTGACAGACTGTACAGATTAAAAGAATTTATTGAAGGGCGAGAATGATTTTATAACCCAGTGGGTCTTTTCACTTGTTTTGGGTTGAATTTAACCCACTGGGTTGTTTGGGTTATAACTTGCTGTCCATCTTTTCAAATTCTTCTTGCACGGACTTGTTCAGCACTTTCGCGTATATCTGGGTTGTCTTTATATCTGTATGTCCCATCATTTTGGCAAGGTTTTCGATTGATACGCCCATATTCAGAGCCATTACCGCAAAACTATGTCTTGCCATGTGGGAATGAAGGCTTTGCTTTATTCTCGCAATTTCCTGAACGACTTTCAACCTTAAATTATATTGGTAATTGCTTATTATCGGTAACTTGAAGTCGTATTTTCTCAATATTTCCATTGCGGGCTTTAGAAGCATAAGAAAGTATTCTTCTTCTGTTTTTATTCTAATATCTCTAATAAAAAAATTGCTTCCTTTCTTGATTACTCCGCAGAAATCGAATTTGGACAAATCTGCATAAGACAGACCGGTGAAGCATTGGAAGACGAATAAGTCCCTAACCTTACTAATGCTTTCTGATGTTATTTCTAAGTTCTGTATTTGCTTTATTTGGTCTATGGTAAGGTATTTTATCCCTTCGCTTTTTCCACGGTCAAATTTGAGCCTATTATATGGGTTGTCTTTTAATAGCTCATATTTAATAGCTTCGTTTATATATCTTTTCAAGCGTTTATGATAGCCATGAACGGTGGTCTGTTTATTATATTTCTTATGTAGGAAATCGTCATAATACATTATGTTGGCCGTTGTTATGTCGGAAAAATAAACGATTCTACCAAATTCTTCCAGAGAGTTAATTAATGTGGCATGGGTGTTTAAAGTTCCCTTTCTTAAATCTGTTCTTTCGCTTACCCGGCGCTTTATGAAGTCAAGAAAACTTTCTTTTTGCTGTGAATACTTTAGGAAATGCTCCAGCTTTTCAAAGTTGAAAGGTTCCTTATTCTTTATAAGGGAGTTGATAAATTCGTTTATATTCTGTATCTGCGCATCGAGTCTTTCGTTCAGGTCTATGGACTGAACTGTATTCTTGACTTTGTTTTTTTCGCTCCATTGGTCGGAATATAGCCTAACGCCTGTACTAATCCATTTTCTTTTCCGTTCAAATAATATTTCTATCTGAACGGTTCCTTTTGTTGTCTTGCTTGCTGTGTGTTTCCGGTCAAACACAAATCTTGCTGTTGGGTACTTCAT